GCGGGAAGAATCCTTTCTTTCCCTTTCCTGTCTGCTGTTCCTGTTTAAACAGGAATGGTTTGCTTTCTTTTAAAGCTTTCACCTGTTCTTCCAGCCCGGTCACTTTTCCATCTTCCCCAAGAATCAGCTTATTACGATCCACCAGGCCGGCAACCAGATCGCTATCCTGTGCAGTAGAAGAAATAGCCATTTTAATCGCATTGGTAAGCTTAAGAGCCTTCAGCTCATTCTGGTGTTCTGTGTCTTTCTGGCGGTTCTGTTCCTGAAGATCTGCAATCTGCTGTTTCAGTGCTTCATTATCCCCTGCTGATGTCTTTAAAGTATCCAACTGGGTTTTATAATCATTCACTGTTGTTTCCAGCTGCTTTCGCTGCTGTTCGGTTGTGTCATAGGTTTCTTTGGCAACATATCCTTCCAGTTCTTTCTTGGATTCATCTGCTGCTTTTTTTGCAAGGCTCTTTTCAATACCCAGAGCCTCAAACTGTTCCTGTGTCATGTCTTTCTCCTTTCTGGTAGTTTCACGCCATTCCGGGCATAAAAATAAGGCTTCTAACCCTCAGCCTTACTGGGAGATTTTGGATCACCGCCTTTCTGATCTTCAACGGTCTTTACCAACTGCAGATTTGCAAGATGCTCTGCTCTTTTCCGGGACACTTCCAGTTCTTCCCCGGCTGTACGAAGAACCAGAGCATTTTCTTTGTCGCGGAAATTATGCTGCACTATCACCTTCAAATAACCACCTCCTTATTGTTTTAGCAACTGTCTTTTTTAACCCTCTGTAAGCAGAACAAATCCCATAAGCTGAAACTAAAATTACCGCCAAATAAGTTGAATATCCACCTACAGCAATCACCATCTTAACTGCTACCAGCAAAATTCTCACATTCCACATCTCTATCCAAATATAAAATGCAAGTTTAAAAAGTGTGAACAGCAGATCCTTACCTTCAATTACTACAGTTTTCATTGTCTTTCCCCCCTATTTGTGCCGGCGCAAATTTAATCATTGTGTGTGACTTTAAGTCCCCACTGCGGAAGGAAATTAATCTCATAATGGTACTTATCCACATCCGATCCAGAAATGTCTTCAACTACATACATGGTATAGTCATTCAAATAAACATAGTCTTTCTGGTACTTTCCTTCTGCGGTCTCAATAATTACTTCCAGTTCTCTTGAAGAGTTATTCTTCAGTGCAAATGTTCCAGTCAATTCCAACAGGATTGTATCTGTTCTGGCATTCAAAACAGTAAGTTTTCTAGTTACGTTGAAGTTATCTGCCTCCTGTGAAATATTCGCACTCACCTGGTCAGCTTCTGTACAGCCAGTAGCACAAAAACATGTCAGGATTACCAGTGCCATTAATACTACAATTCTTTTGGTTGCTCTTCTTTTCATTTTCTTCATCCTCTCTTTCTTAAAAATAAGCACAAAAATAACACGTCTTATGGCGTGCTATCATTGTTTTTATAACTGTATTGATATTTTTGAGTATAAAAATACCACTAGCCGTTTCTGACTGGTGGTATTTAGTACCATAAAACCGTTTTCTCTGTTGGTGGGTTCTCCATTTTCGCCAAACGTTTCAGTTCATTCCGAACATGCGGTGCTGCGAAAGAACTTGCATTTTCATGTTCTGTAACTTTTCCATCCTCAATTCTCATAAAACCTTTGGGTTCTTTCCCCTCTGGGTAATAGTCGGCAGAAATCATATTATTTGTCTTTTTTATGTTTTTCAAGATTACCATAATATTCTAACGCCTCCTTCGGGTAATCAAATTTTTCAGTGGCAAGCTCATGTGCTTTCCAGTGCTCCATATCAGGATTTTCTCTTTTTATTTTCATTTCAAGAAGCTCATGCTCTATCAAAGTGCGGTCATGCTGTTTAATGTCTTTCCCTGTCATAAGCCGTTGCCAGCTCTGAGCTATGGCGCAATCGGGATCAAATCTGCGGTATGTCTTTAAATCCGGATCAAACAACGATTCATCTTCAAACAGATATGCCTTTATCTTTACTATATCAGATTCTTCTTTTCCTAGATTTTCAGCAATCTTCTTTGCATCAGTAGAAAAACTCCTGACCTCTTTGTAGTACATCTCTGCAAAGTTTTCTGCCTCTTCACTGAATATATCTGTGATTCTGGCTCCTGATATCATTATAGCAGAGTCCGCATCATTTGCAACGGATTTCCACTCTTTTTGTTTCTGCTCATACTTCTTTTTGTTCTCCGGATCCAGAGAAAATTCTGCCAGCCTACCAAACTTCTTTTCCTGTCTTCTGGCATACTGCTGCCGGTTTTCCTGTTCCTGCTTCCGTACCAGTTCATTCAACTCCGCTTTGGTATACCTGCTCTTCTCTTGCGGGGTGCTGATGCCTTCGAAATATGTAGTGTGACTATCTTTGCAGCGCGGATGGTACAGACCTGCAGCTATGGCACTGCTCATAAGTGGATATTTGATTCCGGTAACCGGTGACTTTCCGTCTTTCGGACCATTGCTCCACACATCATCAATCAGCACCTTTCCCACAAAAGGCAAGCATTTCGGACAGGGATTTCCGCGCTTATTCATAATCACTGTAGATATTCCCCATTCCTGGCGCTTCTGACCTTCTCCTTGCAGGTATGCCCTTTTGCTGGCTGTTCTGATTGCCATATCCGCATAATCAGCAAGTGTATGCCTTGCGCCGTTTGCATACTGCACACAATTCAAGCCAGCCTTTACAAAATCCTCTGTAGCCATATCCACAGCTTTCTCATAGGTGCCGGCTCCGGTGTTCGCGTATACCTGGGCATTGTAAATCACTTTACGGTACTGGTCATTTGCCATTCGAAGGACAGCAATTTCCGCCTGTTCCATATCATCCATGGTTGCTTTGATTAACGCTTCCAGTTTTCTGTCATTCAACTTGAAAAATTCAGCAGCTGCCCCCTTGGCAATACGTTTGGCAGGAAAACCATTTCTGATAGCTTCCAGGATCGCAATCTCCTGTGCCATCTCGCCTTCAGATCTGGACATGGTTATCAGTGTTTTGATCTGCGCATTGATATCCTTGAACTGCTTGCCATGCTTCTTCTGGTTGTCCTTCTTGTACTTTTCCAGGGATTTCAGCTGCAGTGCCTGCCACATAGCCCATTGTTTATCTTCATCGATCTCTTCCAGCTTGTGCCGGCGCATATTACGGATCATGGAAGATATAAGCTCATTTTCTATGGCTTCAAAGACAGCTCCAATGTCGTAGACGGTGTTAAGCTTCTGCATATGCGGTTACCTCCCGTTTGCATATACCTTAAAGCCCTGGCTTTTGAATATTCGGATCATGTCTTTCAGCTTTGTTTTGCTGGTACAGGCATCATTTCTAAGCTCAGCATAATCATTCTTTTCCAGAGCGTACACGCCCATCGGTACCTGCTCTTTTGCTACTTCCAGAAACTCCTGGTACTCCTTTCGGTTCATCCTGTAGATCCGTGGTCCTACTTTTACCTTCATCATTCTCACCTTCTTCCAGACTTGTTTCAAATTCTCCTGCTTTCATGGTAAGCCCCGGCTCTTCCAGATCCTGCACTCCCTGTTCCAGTTTCAGACGTTCTACTTCTGCTTCCTTTTCCTCATCTGTCCAGGTATCTCCGTACAGCTGATCCACAGAAGTTTCAAGGCTCATAACTCCGTACTGTTTAGCTTTTCCTACAGTTTCCACAGTTGTTCCAAAGTCTGGGGATGCATACTCTCCAAACTTCACGGATATTTCATACTCTCCCGGATTGTTCCCGTTCATAATATCGTCACACTGCAGGATTGTCTTGAACAGTTCCGGCAATGTACTGTTCAAAGCGTCTACTATCTTCCCTCTCACATGAAGGGTAACCTTTTCTTTCTCCCTCTGTGATTCTGCATTATCTGTTTTCTTCAGATCAATTCCCAGTGTGGATGGTGATATGATTCCCTGAAGGGCCATATCAAGGAAATTGGCGTAGCTGTTTACGTAAGCTTCGTAGGATATCTGAGGCTGTGAGATTTCCACCTGGTGGCTGGCATTCTCTCCCATATCGTCCCCAATGGCAATAAAGTCATTGTCAAATGGATTAGCCGGAAGCAGCTCCCCGGTTTCCTCATCCCTCGGAATCAGATTTTGCGGAATATAACGCTTGATCCTGCCCATTCTGATTGCGTCCATCCACTGACTGATCGTTTCATCCAGTCCATCCAGCACATCTGTCTTTCCTTCAAAAAGGGCT